AGAAACTCCTGGCTGATCTATCATTGTTGAAGGGTGACCGGCTGTCGTTCGTCGGCACTGGATTCCTGAAGGCAGAGGCATATCAGTACGTCAACCACCCACGCACCATCACACAGGCCCCCGATCAGCACAAAATACTGTACGGGTGTGCCATGTTGGCTCTCGCTCAATTCGCGAAAGACAACTGGGACTGGTACGCGTTTGGTAAGACTCCAGTGGAAATCGCCACCAGAGTAGCAACACTTTGCGCTGGTGCCCAGCGACACGCCGTCATGACAGACTTGTCCCGGTACGACGGACGTATCTCATCGTTCTTCAGAGCTTTTGAGACATCCGTGATTTACGCACTGTTCTCCGCAGGTGATGGAGAGAACCACAACTGGCTGGAGGAGGTCTTGAAACTCCACAAGAACCAGCTGCGTAGTACCAATCTAGCCCGTTGCGGGCTAGCGTGGATAGTGGTGTTCGCAAGATTGTCCGGCTCTGCTGAGACATCCATCTTCAACACCCTAGACCAGGCTTTTGCCATGTTCATCGCAATTCGCGAGGACAGAAGCATGGGTTGCTCAACCGCCCAGGAGGCCTGGGACAAGCTAGCCTTGTACGGAGGCGACGATGGAATCTCCATCGATCTGAGCCCCCAAGTCATCGTCGAGGTATTCACAAACCTTGGCATGGTGCCCAAAGTAGACACCATTAAGATTGGTGAACGCGGAGTCACTTTCCTCTCGCGCATCTACTCTCCCGCTGTATGGAGTGGCCACCCAGACTCGATGTGTGACATAAAGCGTCAATTGACCAAATTTCACACCACCAAACATTTGGTGCGGGTCACAGCCGAGGAAAAACTGTTGGCAAAGTGCGCAGCATACCACCTGACCGATGCATCGACCCCGATTATCGGCACTTTCTGCGCCCACGTCTTGGCCGCCGCTGAACAAAACAGGTTCACTCTCAGAGAATCAGCTGTGATAGACATGAGAGACGACATCAGCTGGTGGCACATCTACTCCACAGGTGTACAATATCCAAACACCAACGATAGTGATTGGATGCTAACAGAAGTTGACGAGGCACTGCCCGATTTCGACCATGAGGGCATGATTGCCATCCTGGAGTCACTGACGGACAACAAATATCCGGTCCGCGCCTACCTACATTGTGGCACGTTCTTGGATGTCGAGGACTCAATGGAACCACCCAAACTACTGGATGGGTTCGACATCACAATGCAACGACCTGGACATTCACCCATCACCGTCTGTAGCTCTAGCTCCGGGACTCCAACACCAAAACTGGGTCCCGTGGCCCGCAATGACCCACTCCCAGCCATTGACGACGCCCAACAGGAACACTTACTGGAAGTAGAC